CATCGGCCCTTCGAGCGGCAGCAGCGCCATGGTGACCTTCACCGGCGCCCTGGGCGGCACTCAGGCCGATGCGGTCGACGTTCGCATGATCGCGCCGGATGGCAGCACGGGCAATTGGGTAACGCTGCAGTCGGCAACCTACGGTGCATCGTCCTACAGCGGCGCGCGAGCAGTGCCAGACGGCGGACCGTACACGTTCCAGGCTCGGTCCAAGAATGGCGCCACCGTGCTGGCGGAAAGTCAGCCGTCCACCGCGAAAATCCTGGTGGGCGGCGTGTGGGGCAATGCGGGTTCGTCCAGCTCGGATTACCTTTTCACCGACAAGAGCGGCACCGGCTTCACCGTGGCGCCGAACACGGCAGTTATCAGCGGCTCCACCCCTACCGCATCAGCAATGAGCACCACCGGCGCCGCAACGCGCATGGCGAGTGAGCTGGCGGCGAAGGCGGGCAAGCCGATCATCTGGCTGTCGTATGGCGTCGCAGGCACCACGCTGCGCACCTGGCTCGACCCGAACAGCACGCACCGCAAGAACCTGGCGGCGGCGATCGCAGCGATGAAGGGGCAACTTGCCGGCCTCTACATCACTGTGGGCGCCAACGACGCCTTCAACGGCTGGATCACCTCGAGCGCCGCCCACCTGGCGGACATGCAAAAGCTGGTCGACGACCTGCGCGCGCTGACCAATAACCCAATGCTGCCGGTCGTGTGGGTAGGCTCGCCGCCGCGCCCCGGTCTTCCGGTTGTGCAAGCGGAAAGAATGCGTCAGGCCGAAAGCCAGATCGGCAACTATCCTGGCGTGGTGTACGTCCAGGCGCTGCAGTTCGCGACCGCGACCGACAACGTTCACCTTGCGCCGTCTCTCGACGGCTACGCGGCCTGCGGTTCGATGGCAATGCATCAGGCCGGGCGTTTCGTCTACGGCGGCGAAGACCCTAAGCAGGTGCGCGGCCCATCGCTTGCCAGCTTCACCTATACCGGCTCAAAGATCCGGGCAGCGGTCACCACGCGGGACGGTACCGATTTCACTCCGGCGGCACCGGGCGGGTTCACCGTCCAGAACAAGCAGTCCGATGGCACTTATGTCACGTTGACCGGCATCACGGCGCAGCGTGTCAATGCGAGCCTGATCGAGATCGAGTGCGGAGTGGCGCTGGTCGAACCGGTCGTCAAATACTTGGCGGGTTCGGCGCCGAGCATGACCGGCAGCATTTATAGCAACGGCTCGCTGCCGCTGCCGATGACGGTCGAAACCGAAATGGTGGCGACCCAGTCTGCTGCGGCGCCTGACACGACGGCGCCAGTCATGGCCGGTGTGATCATCGTCACAAACATCACCACGACTGGGGCCACGCTGGCTTTCCAGGCGGCGACGGACGATGTTGGGGTGGCAGGGTACGAATACAGCCTCAACGGCGGGACGAGCTACGTGAATGCAGGGCTTTCCCGCTCACTGTCTGTATCGACGCTGACGGCTGGCACGACGTACCAGGTCCGCGCGCGTGCCTATGACGCCGCCGGCAACCGATCGGCGCCGCTGTCGGATGCCTTCAAGACGCTGGACATCGAGCCTCCGGTGGAAATCGTCATCGACGCCTCGAAGATCCCGGCAAGCCGGAAGGTGGTTTTCCCAGGTGGCACGCGAGTTGTCCCATTCGGGACGAAGCCCGGGTCGATTACCCCGAGCGCGCCGTATTACAGAGACGGCAAATGGTGGTGCGAGAAGAACCCAGAGGATGAACGCTACTTTGTGGCCGACATCCGGATCGATCTCGCTGAGGCTGGCGCGAACGCGACCGCGACGAAGGTGGAAGCGGTGGTCAGCGGCGTCACGGTGCTGGAGCAGCCGGTGATCCAGGGCGTGCTGATCCCGGTGAAGCTGGGCGGCCTGAACACCGCCCGCGACGCGCTGAACTTCTGCACGTTCCGGATAACCCTTTCCAACGGAGAGCAGATTGACCGCACGCTGTGGCTCAGTCGCCTTGAAGGGCAGCTGGTGCTGGAGAAGGATCCGGAGGACAAGCGCTACTACGTGGCCGACGTCGGAAGGGACCTGACCGACAGCAACACGACGGTCACCACTGTGACAGCGACTCCTGTCGGCGTGGCCGAACTGATCAAGCCGCAGATGCAGGGGCGCCTTGCGGTTATCAAGCTGGGCGGCCTGGACACATCGGCCGACCCGTTGAATTACTGCAAGCTGCGCTTCAACTGCGCGAATGGCGAAAGCTTTTTCCGGACCATTCATTTCAAGAGGGTGGACAACTGATGATCGACGCATCGCAATTGCCGCGCGTGCCAAGCGAGCTGCTGCAGGAGCAGCCGGCCGCCGAGTACGTGCGCGCGCCGCTCGCAACCGGTGGCGCTCCTGGCGCAGGCCGGCCGCCGGCTACACAAGGAACGACCCGATGAGCCTGAAACTGATCACCCCGCCGGCAACGCTGGCGGTATCGCTCGAAGCCGCGCGCGTGTCGGCGCGGCTGGACGGCGAAGAGGCCGACATCGAGCTGCGCCAGGTCATCGACCAGCACACCGGCGAAGCCGAGCACCTCACCGGCCGCGCCTTCGTGGAGCAGACCTGGCGCCTGACGCTTGACCGCTTCGCCGGCGCAATCCTGCTGGAGCACCCGCCGATCATGTCGGTAGTGCACATCAAGTTCTACGACACTGCCGGCGAGCAGCAGACGCTCGACCCGCAAGACTACATCCTGGACGCCGAGAGCGAGCCGGGCTACGTGGTGCTGGCGCCGGGCCGGGCCTGGCCGGCGACGCAGGCGCGGGTGAATGCGGTCGAGGTGGAATACACCTGCGGCTACGGCGCCGACGATGCGGCGGTACCAGCAGCGATCAAGGGCTACATCCTGGGCAAGGTATCGGAGCACTTCGCGCCGGCCGGCACGCCGAAAAGCGAGTTCCTCCACTGCCTGCTTGACCGCGCCAAGGTGTACGCATGATGAACGACCGAATCACGCTGCAGCGGCCAGCGCCTGGCGCGGGCAAGCTGCGCGCGCCAGAAGTCTGGGAGCCCATTGCGACAGTTTGGGCCGACGTGCTGTTCCCGTCCGGTATCGAAGTGGTGCGCGGCGGCGCCGAGGTCTCGATCGTCAAGTGCTCGATCCGGATCCGCGCGCGCGCCGACATCGATACCGCGGCGCGCGTGCAGTTCAAGGGCAAGGCCTACGACATCAAGTCGGCGCTGCCCGATGGCCGAGATAGCCGGTTCATGTTTCTGGTGTGCGAGGGGGTGACGTGATCGAAATTGACGCATCGGGGTTGCAAGAGGCCCTGAAAGAAATGGTGTCGCGGGTCGAGGACAGCGTCAGCGAGGGCGTTCTGAGAACGGTCGGCTTCGCCGGCGCCGAGATCTTCCGCGACCAGGCCAAGCAAAACTCGCTGTCACACAAGAAAACCGGCGTTCTATTCAACAGCATCATCGCGAAACGGATTGTCGAGGATTCCGACGGCGGTAAGCGGCAGGTGTACCTGGTCACGGTCCGAAGTGGGCGGTACGGGGGCGATGACGCCTTCTACTGGCGATTCGTCGAGAACGGGCACAAGTTCGTGCCGCGCAACAAAAAGGTGAGCAAGAAGACCGGCCGCAAGATCGGCTGGAAAGCGCACCGGCGCGCCGCCGAGCTGGAGTACGGCACGGCCAGCGCTCCGGCATACCCGTTCATGCGGCCAGCCTACGAGTCCAAGAAGGCCGAAGCGATCGACGTTATGACACGCACCCTGGCCGAACAAATCGCAAGGAATGCCCGATGACCGCCGAAGATCATATTGATGCGGTGCTGGCCGATCTGGCTGGCGGCCGGGTCTTTCCTGACGTCGCCCCGCTCGGAACGACGAGGCCCTACATCACCTATCAGGCGGTGGGCGGCGCGCCGACGAATTACCTGAGCGGTGACCGGCCCGACAAGCAGCACGTACGCATGCAAGTGAACTGTTGGGCTGAGGAGCGCCTCGAGGCGTCCGAGCTCGGTGCGCTGGTCGAGGATGCACTTCGCGCCGCCACTCACCTGCAAGTCGAGGTGCTGGCCGGCCGCGTGGCCAACTACGACGAAGAGACCAAGCTACGCGGAACCATGCAGGATTTCAGTTTGTACTGCTGACCGATACACGTTTTACATCAGGCCGGCCCGAATAATCCGGGCGGCTTTTTTCATGCCCGCGAGGGCGCGCAGTGGCCCGGCTTCCGGGCTTTTTTACATTTGAAAGGCCCTCATCATGGCTGTATCCGCCCCTAACAACAGCACCTTCTCGGTCGCTACCACCTACGGCGCACCGATCTCGGTCACCGGCGCTACCAACGCAACGGAGTCGGTGCTGACCACCGCAACCAACACCTTCGCGATCGGCGACATCCTCGAGTTCTCGAGCGGCGGCTGGGTCAAGGCGAACCTGCGCATGTTCCGCGTGAAGGCGGCCACGACCACCAGCGTCACGCTGGAAGGCTTCGACACCACGTCGGTCAAAGCTTTCCCGGCCGGCAATGGCGCTGGCTCGCTGCGCAAAGTCATGACCTGGACCGTCATGCCGTACATGAAGGAATTCACGGTTTCGGGCGGCGACCCGAAATACAACACCGAGGAATTCCTGGACGTCGAAGACGAAGTCCAAATGTTCAACGGCTTCTCGGCTTCCTCGATCGCGATGAGCATCGCCGACGATCCGTCCCTGCCGCACAACGCCGTGCTGCAGGCCGCGACCGATGCCCAGGCGGTGACCGCTGTTCGCGTGGTGCTGCCATCGGGCGCGCCGCTGCTCTACAACGGCGTTCTGGGTTTCAACCCGAGCCCGAGCCTGGTGAAGGGCCAGGGCATGGTCGTCAAGTGCGGCATCGCCCTGCGCAGCCGCGTGAACCGCTACGCAGCATAAACGTGTTGCCAGTTGGCGCCGGATTGCTGGCGCTGGCCTTTTCCAAGCCCGCGGGGTAGCGCCTCGCGGGTCTTTTTACCTCCTCAGAAAGAAAATCATCATGGCAAAAGCAAAACTCTCCCTGGCAGTCGTCGCTACCTTCGCTGCAACCGTCGCGATCCCAGTACCGGGCGGCAAGACCGCCGACGTCGAATTCACCTTCAAGTGGATGGACAAGGACGACTTCAAAGAATTCGTCGAGAACCTGGCCGGCGCCGAAGACGTCGACGCACTGATGGACATCCTGGCCGGCTGGGATCTGGACGAGACCTTCAGCAAGGACCAGGTGGGCAAGCTGGTGCAGCGCTACATGGGCGCGGCGCGCGCGATCCTCGACAAGTTCCTCGCTGAAGTCACCGGCGCCCGCGCAAAAAACTAAAGGCCGTCGCCTCGGCTCTCTATGCGCAGGATCCCTCCGAAGCCGAGCTGGCGGTGGCGGGCCTGACGCTGGAGGACTTGGCGGCGGATGCAGTAGAAATCTGGCCCGAGAACCTGCGGGCCTACGAGCTGTTCTGCGCCATGGATACCCAGTGGCGCATCGGCATGGCCGGGCCCACTGGCCTAGACTATGCCGCGCTGCCGATGGCGCTGCGCATGATCGGCGCCGCGCGCGCCGACTGGCAGCAGCTCATGGCCGACGTACGAATCATGGAATCTGCGGCGCTCGCCGCAATGCGAAATAAGGAGTGATCGAGTGAGCAAAAGCTACCAGGAAATTTTCACGGTGCGTATCGCAAATGCGGTGCTAATCACCTCTGTCGGAACCTGCGTGTTTCTCATCTGCTCAGGTGTGGCAGACGTCATGATCGCGCTGGGTAGGTTGGGCGCACTGTGAAGCAGGGAAGGGGTGGTTGAATCAACCACTCCTTGTCAAAGGGTAAGCGGTTTCGGGGGACTCTTTAATCAGTCGGGCTTATTCGTGGGCCGTGCGTTACGTTTGCGGATAGTTTCTGTAAGTGCTTCGATCCGCTTTCCGAACTGCGATTCAATGTCTCGCGCGCCGTGAATGACAGCGCTTGCACTGCTGATAAAGCCCCTTAGTTCTTCCTCGGCCTGTGGGCTGGTCGCGTGCGGCAACAGCTGCTCGCAAACAGCCCGCAGATTCAACGCAAAGAGCG